GAACTGTGTCAAGAATTAATTTCACTGTTGTATAGATCGATGATCTGAGAATGTAAGTCCAGCTTTTGTTGAAGCATCTTGTACAGGCTTGCTTCTACTGGACTGCCTTCAATGTGTACCACAGTGACGGGATTCTTTTGACCTTGTCGGTGTACACGTGCATTGGCTTGCAAGTACGTTTCACTCGACGTAACGGGAGCGTACCATATCACAACGTTGGCCGCAGTTAGGGTAACTCCGTGGGCGGCGGCTTGTGGTTGTATCAATAGCACACGTGGCTCAACATCTTCTTGAAACCTTTTGAATATATCTGTGCGCTTTGTAACACTAACGTTGCCGTTAATAATCTCGGCAGTGATACCTTGCTTCGTCAAATATTCTTTGAGCATTTCCAACGTGTGCGTGAACGGCACAAACACTAGCACCTTGTGTGATGCTTCATTAATAACCTCAGTAACAGCGTTAAGCCGATCCGAGACATCGAACTCTATTACGTTCTTGGTGTCGGTGTACACAGCACCGCAAGCAATCTGCAGTAGCTTGTTCAGATTAGCCGCCGCATTGACTGCTGAGACTTCTTCCCCTGCGGCCTCAATCAACATATCTTTTTTAAGCTGCTTATAGTATTTCAGTTGCTGTGCTGACAGAGGGGCAAAGCGCGATGTATGGGTTACGTCTGGAAGGTCTAAGCAATCCTTCTTCTCAAACCTAATAGCAGGTTGCAGTAGCTCATGCACAGCGGCAACGGCGTTAGGCTTTGGAATCCATTTGAACCTTGTCAACTGGTACATCACCATGTCTCTGTAAGTACTATATAGAGTCGGTGCTCTTGCAGGTATGCAAAGCTTAGCTAAACCATACGCATCTAGCGGGGACTGTGCGGCAGGTGTACCTGTCATCATCCATAGCCATTTATCGTGGGACACAATCTTACGCATGACTTTGAATCGTTCAGTGCGGGAGTTCTTGTATGCGTTGGCTTCGTCAATAATGATTAGGTCAAAGCCACCATTGATGATCTCGTCTTCGACAATCTTCACGCCATCGTAGTTAATGATTACGAAGTCAGCCAATCCGTTAATGATGGCCTTGCGTTTATTGCGTTCACCATAGGCAACGTCAACAGTTCGATGAACCGCAAACTTAAACAAGTCGGCTTGCCATGCGGCTTGCATAATAGACAAGGGGCACACAACAAGAACACGCTTAATCGCACCTTGCGTCAAAAGATAATCTGCCGCCCAAATTGCTGATGCTGTCTTACCAGTACCTTGTTCGTTAAAACAAAATGCTCGGGTATTCAGCGTAAGGAATGATGCTGTTTCCTTTTGGTGAGCCATCGGTTTAAAGATGCCGGGCCAGTTGTAGTCTCTGTCGATGGGTGATGGTACGTTCTTAACGCCAAGCCTTCGCAGAGTTTGTGCTTCTTGCAACCCCCAAAACACAGCAACTTCAGTGACGCCATCTTCGTGGCTTAGCTCAGTGCTTTTCTTTATCGTAGTAGTAATGCGGTTTGGGTCACGTGTACGTAACACCAGTACTTTGTTGTCAATAATGTGCATGCTATACGTTACGCTTTACTGAGTGGTCTGAGTTACGTGGGAATCCTCTGTTGTCGTTGTCGTCCACAACCCTGAGGTTGCTTCGTACTGTCTTACCACCTTTGCTTAGTGGCTTCTTGTGGTCAACCTCTTTGCCGTCGCCTTTATGTACAAGCCCCGCCTTCTCCATCATTGCTCGGGCTTTGTTTCGTGCGGCGCGTTTCTTTTTAACGGCAGGGGTGCCGTCGTACATCTCGTATTCCTTTTTATAGGGTCTTGGTTTGTTTACGTATGGCATGGCATTAGCCTCCAAAAAAGTTTCGTTTAGTATTGTGCTCACAGTCTTCTACTGAACACCAACCTCGGCACGTAAAGTTGGGCTTGGGATTCCATACATCGGTTGCGTAAGCGGCATCGAGTCGGTTAGTTTCAGCCAACCACTTTAGCCATGCTTCGCCTTGGTCTTCGGTCTTGAAAGAAGCTGGCACTAAGTCTTGAACAACCAAGAAAATTAGTCCGGCTTTAATTGATTGGACTGCGGGGAAATGTTTGAACGTAAGCAGAGACAGAAGCTCAAGCTGTTTCTTGTCAGCGTACTTGCTAGACTTGCTTGACTTCCAATCTACGATACGAGCTTTATCGCCATTGATTACAAGTACGTCTGCGATACCGCGAAACCAAACGTCTTTATCTCTAAACCCGCATGGCTCTAAGTTCCGTGTCAGCCCCATCTCATGCTCGCATAACTTCTCCCCCGGGAGATTCTTAATAGGGTCGATCTGAGGTTTAATGTATGCAAACTTCTCAGGGATAGGTGTGTCGTCTCTGATGTATTCTTCGGCTACCTTGTGTACGGCAGTACCATACATGAGGTGCTCCTGTGGCGGCTCGACAATGTCTTTGACCACACGCATGCGGTGGTACTTGCGAGGGCATTGTTGGAACAATGAAATACTTGAATACGACCACGTGTACATGCTCACCCTTTAAATTTTGTTGTAGTGCCGTAGCTATCACCATACTTAACTTCGCAGTTAAGCGGCAAGGTCTGCGCCCACTCAGGACGCCAACGCATACATTCTTGAACGTAAGCTGCTGCCACTTCTTTTTCTTCTATCGGTACTACGCAAGCAACAGCATCATGGACAGTCAGCACAACCTTGTAACGCTTAGCAATCCGTAGCATCTGCTCACCGATTACACACCTAGCAAGAGCTTGGCAAAGGTTCTCAACAACCTTACCGCCATAGATACGAACTGGGCCTTTGCGTGTCGAATAAATATACTGCGGACGGCCTCTTTCGTCAACTTCTGTAGCACGTAAATCCATGTATTTCAGAGGCAAACCGCTAGGCAAATCGTAGCCGATTCCGGGGAGAATACTCACTGCTTGTGGTTGGATACCGAACGTAGTAGTGACCAGCTTTTCTGAGGACAAAGCATCAAGTGATTTATGTCCCTCATCCCACAATGCAGGTATGTGGGAAAACTCTGAGCGATACGATTTAAGAACGTGTCTACAAAAGTCTTGACCCAAATCTACATTAAATGTCTTTAGCTGAAGCTGAAACTTAACAGCACCCATGCCATACCCTGCGCCAAGAATCGTAGTCTTTCCAACAAAGCGTTCTTCGTCGGTAATCTGATCTATCCGTTTGTTGTATATGGAGGATGCCATCATCTTATAAACGTCCTCGCCCATCTCAAACGCTTTGACCAAATCGTTCTGCCCTGATAGCCACGCCAATACCCGCGCCTCAATCTGTGAGGAGTCGGAGTCAATCAGCACGTAGCCTTTAGGCGGAATGATCGAGGTCTTAAGAGGTGACTTGCGAGGTATGTTCTGAAGGTTTAGCTTGTCGTCTCCGCCCCATCTACCTGTGTGTGCCGCATAGTAGCGTAGCGGGACGGGTAATTTGCCGCGCTTAGAGATATCAATAAATCTCTGAGTCCTTGTCTCTTCTAGCGTACTCTTAGTACCTAGTCGTGCCGCCACCAGTGCTTGCACTCGCTCGTCAGGGTGGTCAGCTAATTCTTTAAACCCTGCATCACTCTTAGCCATAGCAAGTGCAAGTTTGCCTGTCGTCAGGCTGATCTTCATAGGAGGCTCAACACCAAACTCACGCAGTCTAGTTGCAAACTTCTCGTTCGACATAAGTACTTCGCGATCGGCGCTGGCGTCGGCTATGAGCTGTTCCTTCTTGGATACCACATCAATCAGGTGTTGCTCAAGTAGCGGGAGGTTTAGCTCAAGCACTGGTGCCGTGAACATACGCAGAGTCAGATCGATAAGCTTCAGTTCTTTCTTTTTGAAGTTTGCAAGAAGAATGTTAAACAGTTGATAGGTTATCTCAACGTCGTTCTTGCAGTAGTCTCCATAGCGGTCTAGCTCGTCAGGGGTAAAGCTACGTCGGTTCTTGCCCAACGCATTAAGCACCTCTGTACCTTTAGCCCCTAACCCATAGCGTAGTGCTAGCTTTGCAAGACTGTTGCCAACCTCCGTGCCATCGACTGCACGTGCCATTGCTAGCGTATCACCAAGCACCTTAGGATGGATGTCGAAGTGCCACGCTAAGATAGCTCCATCAAACATCATATTGTGGGCTACCACGAAACTCTCCGGCATGTTAAAGCTATCGAGCCACGCTTTTGTTTGTTCGCGTGTCCCGCTAAACCATTCAGTCGGTTCGTCGTTTACCTTGACACAAACACCGATCGCTTCAAAACGCTCGTCACGAATGTATTCCTCTGTTGTTATCTTAGTCAGACTGAATTGCTGATCGTAGTACGTTTCAAAGTCGATGGTGATTATGTTCATTTGGTTTCCAATTAGATTACTTGGCAGTCTCAATGGCGCGTGTCAAATACCACTGAGCTTTGCGTAAGTCTTCCAACTTGTTGCCTTTGTGGTCGGCACGTGTGATGTACTTGACCACGTTACCAAGGTTGTACCCTAGGTTCTTAGCTTCGATGAAGTCGATAGTCTCAATGCCGCCTACCTTGTAGTGGGCAGGGTGATTAACAGTGTCGGACTTAGGCTCAAACATTTCTACTTGCATAGCTTGGTTACGCTTAATGTTGTCGGCTATTGCACCAGTCAATTCCACCAATCGTTGTGTGTGCGGCATAATAGATTTGTCAGACTTAAACAAACTCAACTGTTCCCAATTACTTTTCTTTGCCTTTGCTATCATTGGCGTCTCCATCTTACGACGAACTGCATAGACGTTTTGGTATCGCGTCTCAAAATGAGCCGCAATATCCACAGTCTTCGCTGTCGGGTTGTCACGAATGTAGCGACGAATCTTCTCTGCACGTGTTAGCTTTTTAGCCATTTGATTTTCCTTGAATTTAAAAAGTTGCATCTTCGTATTCTGTCGATGCTATTTGTTTTGGTTGGCGTTTATTAAGGGCTATCAACCATTGCCCCTGTGCTCTCTCGAAAGGCCACCATTCTGACCACTCGACCTGTCTCTT